ATGCGGGTGACTATCTTGAGTTGGCGTGGCAAACCACAGACCCTGATCTTTCCATACAGTATCTCCCTGCCGTTCCTCCTGCTCCTTCGATTCCTTCGATCATCCTGACCGCTACACAGGTCATGTACACACAGATTGGTCCGACTGGTCCAACAGGACCGATGCCCACCGACTACGTGTCTTCGTTCAACGGGTTGACGGGTGCGGTAGGTATCACTGGAGGACCAGACATACTAGTCACGGTTTCAGGGCAAACTCTGTCCATCAACTACATTGGATCGGTTATAAACGGCGGCACATTTGCCTAAATACCCCATGAGGAAACGCTAATGGGAACCACTATTGTAATCCGAAACGGCAGCACCCTACCTTCACAAGGCTCAGGGATCACACTTGCCGAACCCGCATTCAATACCGATCTACGGACATTCCATATTGGTTTGGGTCACGGCACTACTGCGGAGTGGATTGGTGCGCCCATCAGTGGTGCAAGTGGAACCATTGCGTCCGCCGAAGCGTACAAAATCCCCACTGCCAAAGCAGTAAAGGACTACGTTACAGACTACGTGACTGCCGTGAACGGAGTCCTGGCTGTGAACGGATTCGCGGGTGGAGTCACACTCACAGCCGGAACAGGCATGAGTGTTGCTGCCGCAAGCGGAACACTAACCCTTACTAATGAAGGTGTCCAGTCATTCAACGGAGCCACTGGTGCGGTTCAGGGAGTGTCGTCTGTTCAAGGCAGAACAGGTGCGGTAGGAATATGCGGAGGTGTGGGTATAGCCGTACCCAATGCACCAACCGGAAACACTTTCACCGTGAGCCTGAACTACATCAGCGGCGGCACCGCGATGAGTGCTAGGAAGATAATTAGCAAAGACGACTGGTTGGCGTTCCAAGACAATACTGGTCTGAACCCAATGTATCGTGCTCAGGTGAGCAACCTGTCGTACCTGTTCCTTGGCACACTCACCAACCGTTTAGATTCAGGAAGCAGTGCAACGTATCTCCGTATTTCGTCTGCACTGGACGACACAAACAAAGTTGCCACAGACGAGTACATCACCGTTGGAAACTTGTTTACTGCCTACGGCGACTACGTGACTTCATTCAACGGACGCACAGGTGCTGCTCAAGGTGTATCCGCTGCTGTTGCAGGAACAGGCATTAGTGTATCGGGTGCTACAGGTGCTGTCACCATCACGAACACGGGTGTACAGTCTTTCAACGGAGCCACTGGTGCGGTTCAGGGAGTGTCCTCGGTAAACGGACAAACCGGAGCAGTAACCATTTCGTCTTCCACTAATGTGGTGACATCTTTCAACGGCATCACAGGTGATGTGACTGGAGTGTGCGCTGCTGCGGCAGGAACTGGCATCAGCGTGTCTGGGTCCACGGGAACAGTCACTATCACAAACACTGGTGTCCAGTCGTTCAACGGACTAACAGGTGCGGTCGAAGGCGTTCGATACGTGAACGGTAGAACCGGATCCATCGTGATTCTTGGCGGTACAAACATTGGTGTCACTAATTCCGGAGTGATCATCACCGTAAACAACGAAGGTGTGCTCTCCGTTGACGGTGCAACAGGTGCGGTAAACAATGTAGCCCGAACAAACACCGCAAACACGTTCACACAACTGCAAACATTCTCCAATGCTTCAGGCATCAGTGCGGCAATAGTTATCACGAAAACCCTTTACACAACAACAGATGCTATTACTCTGCAAGGCACAGGAGTTTCTGCTAATGAATCTCCGTCCATAAAGTTACCTGTTGACGACGGACTAGGAACCATTTACCACTCCTCGTTCAAGGTAGGCTCGCTGTCTGCGGACAGAAGTGTTTCTCTGCCTGACGCAAGTGGAACGGTTGCACTCACATCCCAACTCATGGGCGCAGTGAACGGCTCTACTGCTGCCACGACAGCGGTTACATCATTCAACGGACTCACTGGCTCGGTTCAAGGTGTATCGGCTGCTGTTGCAGGAACAGGCATTAGTGTATCAGGTGCTACAGGTGCTGTCACCATCACGAACACTGGTGTCCAATCGTTCAACGGAGCCACTGGTGCGGTTGGAATCAGTGCGGGTAGTGGAATCACCATTACTCAAAGCGGAACAACTTTTACAATCGCGTCCACTGCAAGTGGTGGAGGTATAAGTAGAAGCATTTACAATGTAACAGGCGCAACAACCGCAGGGTCTGCTGCAAACACCGACTACGTGTACAACGGAACCAGTGGTCCATATGCCATCACCATGCCGACTGCTGTATCAAACACCAATCGGTACACCGTAAAAAACAGCGGAGTTGGTGCGATCAGTATCTACACCACGTCGTCCCAAACAATAGACGGAGTGACGTTCTACAACCTCTCAAAGCAGTACTCTGCAATTGACCTGTTGAGTGACGGATCCAACTGGTTCGTTGTGTAATAGGAGGCATCATGGCATACGGAGTTCAAAGCATCAACGACTATGTGTTACCGGGATCGGGAACGAGTGAAAACTCTACCCAACTGGACGCTATATACTTCAGCGACTTTAATCAGGCTGTCGGTCCAAACTCCACTTCACCCGCTCAAGGTGGGGTGTTCTACGGTAATGCCGCAAACGGTGGAGCAGTTACAAACAACAGTTCCACTGCATTTGAAGCGTTTGGGGTGAACTCTGCATCTGGAGTGATTACACTTGCCACAGGCACCACAAACAACTCTACTGGCTACGCAAATACCTACACCTCCGCCTTTCTCATTCCTGGTGTCACCGCTCCTGGAGCAGGACTCATTGCCAAATACGAGATGGAGACTCTGATACGCACAGAGTCAACCATACACAACAACAGCGCAAGAGGACTGTATCGCTTTGGTTTGATGAACAGCGTAACAAATACTGCACCTGCGGACGGAGTGTACTACGAGTTTCTGTACAACGGAACCACCAACGACACCACATGGAACATTGTGTTCCGCAAAGACAACAGCGAAGAGCGCGTAAACACCACTCTCACAGTGGCAGCGAGTAAAACGTATCGGCTGTACCTGTGTGTAGAAGTGTCCACTGATAGAACACTAACCACCACATACAAAGCAAAAAACATGACAGACTCAACCAGTGTGGAGTCCACAGCGACCCCAACAAACTTGGCTAGATATCCCACTGGTGCAGGAGACTACATGGGACTCAACCTCATTAACTCCAAGGTTACAACCTCTACAACCACCTCTATTACACTGTATGCAGACTACATTGGGCTGCGTGTGCGTCGTCCGGTTGCACGAGAAATTCTTCTGTATTCATAACATGGCATACGGTGTTCAAAACGTCAATGATTACGTACTGATTGGTTCGGGGACGAACGAAAACCCGAATCAACTAGACACTATTCTGTTCACAGATTTCGCTCAACACTCTGCTGTGAGTGCAACTAACGTAGCAGAAGGCGGTGTGTTTTCGGGATCACTGGCTAACGGCGGTAGCATTCAAACCACATCTGCGGCATTAGTGGCATTTGGTGTTACCCTTGCGTCAGGCGCACAGCGAGTAGGAACAGGAACAACTCTTAATGCAACAGGGTACGCGGGTATTCACACCAGCGCAGGAATCATTCCTGGATTCACTGCTCCCGCAAACGGTAAAATAACCAAGTACGAATTCGAGGCTTCTGTGGCAGTTACCCTTTTACACAATTTCGACAATGGAGGCGGATTTTTTCGATTGGGTTGGATGAACTCTACTACAAGCACAACTCCTGATGACGGAGTGTACTACGAGTACCTGTACAACGGAACCACCAACGACACCACATGGAACATTGTGTTTCGACACGATGGCTCACAGGAGCGTATCGACACTGGTGTAGTTCTAACCGATAGCGACACCGTAGCCGGAAAGTACCGTCTGTATCTGTGCGTTGAATGCAGCAGTTCAGGAACGTACACCACAACTTACAACATCAAATACAATTCAGGAGTGGGAGCAGGAGTGTCTGCTGGAACTGCTTCTCCGTCTTCTCCTTCGTTCTATCCGTCCAGCAGCAACGACTATATGGGAGCAGTAGTTATGAATTCAAAAGCCATCGACTCTGTAGCAGTAAACAAGATTATAGAACTAGACTATCTCGGTGTTCGTATTCGTAGACCCCTAACCCGCGAAATTCTACTTTTCTCATAACCTATGCCAAATCCACGACCACTTTCCGTCGTTAAACTCGTTCTGCCAATTTCCGATGACGCAAAAATTTTTGATCTCAAGGAGGAAGACCGTTTCCTGTACCTTGGAGAAATTGCACAAGATCCTACCCGTTGTATGGTGGAAGGCTTGTTCTGCGGTAAACGAATTCCGTACTTGCCCCCCAGCGCGTTTGAAGAAGTGGCTTCAAACGATTTCTGAATCGTAAACCAAATATCCCGAAGTATTGGGAACGCCCTTGAAACACAGGGGGTTTCCCTACATACTCTACCCACCGTGAGAGATATCAGGATTTATACATACTAGACATAAACCCCTGATATAGGAGAAAACATATGGAGCCATGTTATAAAGGAGAGTCTTGGCTAAACAAAAGAGTCGGACTGTACACGGTCGTTGGGTCTGGAGAAAAAGCACAATACACCAATCAACAAGTCACGCTATGGAAAGTAAAGTGTGATTGCGGATGCCAAAAACAAATCAGTAAATGGCACATCATATACGGAAAAGTAAGTGGATGCTGTAATTGCATCAAAGACAGAGTTCGATTTGATGACTGCAAGAATTGGAACTCTACGGCAAAAAATGTAACTGGAATGTACTTTCACAAGATACGAAAGGCGGCTGAAAAAAGAAGCATTCCATTCTTGATAACAAGAGAAGAAATGGACGATGTGTTTCAGAGTCAAGGTGGAAAATGTCGCTATCTTGGTGTGTCTTTGACTTTTGAAACCCACGGGAAAAGAGGAACCGCTTCATTGGACAGAATCAACAGCAAACTTGGATACTCAAAAGACAATATTCAGTGGGTACACAAAGATGTAAACACCATTAAGTGGGATCTATCACACGAAGACTTTGTTCGGATTTGTAAGACCATATCGGAGAATTTCAATGGATAAGACATATAAGAATCTTCCCTCGCTCTATCAACATTTCATTTTCATTTCCCGCTACAGCCGATGGATGGAGTCCGAAAAACGCCGTGAGACTTGGGAGGAGACGGTGAACAGGTACTTCACTTTCTTTGATCAGCACTTCACTGATCGTGGAGTGAAACTAAATAGAACAACGCGTGAGGAGTTGCGTCAAGCAGTTCTGAATCTTGAAGTCATGCCGTCCATGCGTGCACTGATGACTGCGGGTGATGCGCTCCGAAAGGACAACACCGCAGGCTACAACTGCTCGTATGTGGCAGTGAACAAGGTTCGTGCCTTTGACGAGATCCTGTACATTCTCATGTGCGGAACAGGAGTAGGATTCTCGGTGGAGCGACAGTATGTGGAAAAACTGCCTACAATTTCTGAGCACTTTACCCAAAGCGATACGGTCATTGTGGTCAAGGACTCCAAAGAAGGCTGGGCAAAAGCGTACCGAGAACTGGTATCCCTTCTTATTGGTGGTCAGATTCCCCGATGGGATGTCTCAAAGGTTCGTCCTGCTGGTGCCCGCCTCAAGACTTTTGGTGGACGGGCAAGTGGACCCCGACCTCTTGATGAACTGTTCCAGTTCACGATCAGCACTTTTAAGAAGGCTGCTGGCAGAAAACTTACTTCCATCGAGTGCCATGATATCGTCTGTAAGATTGCTGAAATTGTCGTTGTCGGAGGAGTCCGTAGATCGGCTCTTATCTCGCTGTCGAATCTCACCGACGAGCGGATGCGGGACGCTAAGACTGGGCAGTGGTGGCTAGAGAACCCACAACGGGCACTAGCCAACAACTCTGTTGCGTACAAGGAGAAGCCTGAAATCGGCACCTTCATGGAAGAGTGGGTTTCCCTGTACAAGTCCAAGAGTGGTGAGCGTGGCATCTTCAACCGCCAAGCCGCACAGAAGACCGTGGCTAAACTGGGTGATCGCCGTGATGCGTCCTACGAGTTCGGCACCAATCCGTGCTCGGAGATCATTCTGCGGGACAAGGAGTTCTGCAACCTGAGCGAAGTGATTGTGCGTCCAGAAGACACTCCTGATACGCTGCGGCGCAAGGTTCAGTTGGCAAGCATTCTTGGCACGTGGCAAGCCTCGCTTACGTACTTCCCGTACCTGTCCAGTGACTGGAAAAACAACTGTGAAGAAGAGTGTCTGCTTGGGGTTTCACTCACAGGCATTCTCGACAACGCAGCCATGCGTACACAGGGAGCAGAACTGGAAGCACTGCTCCAGTCGCTCCGCACCACTGCCGTGGACACGAACAAGGAGTGGGCTAAAAAGATCGGCATCGCTCCCGCAGCGGCTATTACTTGCGTGAAGCCAAGCGGCACGGTGTCGCAGTTGACCGATGCAGCCAGTGGCATCCACGCTCGTCACAACGAGTACTACATCCGCACTGTTCGGGCTGACCGCAAGGATCCCATGTGCCAGTTTATGATTGACAAGGGATTCCCTGCGGAGCCGTGTGTCATGCGTCCTGACCACACAATGGTGTTCTCGTTCCCGCAGAAGGCTGTTGGATCGGTGACCCGCAACGACATGACTGCCATTGAACACCTTGAGTTGTGGCTCACGTATCAGCGGTACTGGTGCGAACACAAGCCCAGCATCACGGTGACGGTGCGGGAAGGCGAGTGGATGGAGGTGGGTGCGTGGGTGTACGCCCACTTTGACGAGTGCAGCGGCATCTCGTTCCTGCCCCACTCGGACCACACCTATCAGCAGGCTCCGTATCAGGACTGCACACGGGAGGAGTACGAAGCCGCCCTTGCGAAACTGCCACAGCAGTTGGACTGGAGCGAGTTGACTGCCTACGAGAAGGAAGACAACACCAAGGGCACTCAGACCTACGCGTGTAGTGGGGACAAGTGCGAGATTGTTGACTTGACTACATAAAGTAACCCCACAGTAGATCGCATCTACCGTCCGACAACCCCCAGCAATGGGGGTTGTTTCTTTAGAAAAATTCCGGATTTTACACGGGCAGTGTACTAGATACTTGCATGAAGAGAGGAGTTGTCCATTCTCTTCTTATGGTCGCGGCACTCCTGCTTGCAGCCTGTGTCGGGACTGTATCCACCGACACCTCCCCGCCGCCTGCTCACTCCAAACCAAGATATCTTGACGGATTCACGCTGATCCCCGACAGCGAAGAAACTGGTGTGGGCAGGCTATTGACACTCGACGGCAGGCTTGTGGGCAGCGGAGTGCTTGTGGGACCGCAAGCAGTGCTAACAGCCGCCCACTGTGTAGACACCGGAAAGGTGTACTGGTTTGAAACCAATGGGCATCGGTACTGTGTAGACTCTGTTCACCTACACCCCAATCCAAGAGTGGACGCAGCACTTCTTGTGCTGTACGAGCCGTGCCCCGAGCCACCTGTGCCACTGCCGTCGCCCGACCACCGCGTGTTCCGTGGTCAGCCCCTGACAGCCATTGGACACGGAGGCGGATTCCGCAAGCGCAGCGACCACGGGGTGCTGTGGTACTACGGCACACTGGTGGAAGACCCCGTGAATCTTAAAATGCTGTGCTACAGAGGCACTATTTGGTTTGGTGACTCTGGTGGTGCAGTACTAGACAACAGCGGTGTTCTCGTTGGAATCGTGTCCTCCCTTGGGGTGAGAGGAGAGATCGTCTACGAGAACACCGCTGTTCACGTTACTCTTATTGTTGGTTGGATACAGAACACACTGGAGGAACACCAATGCGACTGAACCGAATTCAAAGAGTTTTAGTCGGAGCCAGTGCTTTCTGCATAGGCGTGCTGTTCGCACGACTGCTTGGCTTCTAGTTGTGCCTTGAGGCTGGCAATCTCGCCGCGAAGAGTGTCTTCAGTCTTCTTTGCTTCTTTCGCAGCAATCTCCAGTTTAGCCTGGAGCAGAACGCTTTCTGCCGTAAGGTCATTCATCTTCTTTTGAAGAATGGGAATAAGCACGGTTTCGTTGTAGTTCTCTGTCTGGACAGGCGGTACAATAGGTGGAATCATATAGGTAATCTCCTTTCCAGTATTTAGGCGTACCTAAATAGGTGTAGACATGATCATTGCAGGTATTGATTATTCTCTTTGCGGACCAGCGATCTGCTTGTACAAAACATCAGATCCAAAGAAGTTTGTTTATAGTGACTGCACCTTTTTCTTTCTCACAGACAACAAGCGGCAGAGCGAGATCCGCACCACAAACATATTTGGCGAACGCTTGAGCGACTGGGACTCGTCGGAGCAGCGGTACGAAACCATTGCAGACTGGGCACTGGACATTGTGATGGGCTGCTCACACATTGCGGTGGAAGGCTACGCATACGCTGCCACAAGCAACAGAATTTTTCAGGTAGCGGAAAACACCGGACTACTGAAATATAAACTGTACCAGTTGGGCATCCCTGTTACGGTGATTCCCCCCACTGATGTAAAGAAGTTTGCCACAGGCAAGGGCAACGCAGACAAGAACGCCATGTACACGGCATTTCTCCACGAAACAGGTGCAAATATAAAAACACTCCTCACACCGAAGCGTGAGGAG